GGGGTCTCCATCGTCTGAGTCATTCGTTGGTCCATCTTTCTTGATTTCAAATTTAGTTTTTGTTTCAACGATTTGAGCGTATTGACCCTGCATAATCATATTGATGTAGTTACCATCTTCAATTCCTGGTCCATGTCGGGCCACCAGAGGAATAAGCTTTCGATTACCATATTCATCACCATCTTCGGCGATTTCTTCCTGAGTCTTTGGTTTAAAGATAGAGAAGTTTGTACAGAGCCATACAAGTCTATCAGATTGAGATATAGCAGAAGTGTCTTCAACATTGATACCATCCCGGTTTAGTTGAACGAATGAAAGTACGGGGCAGTCATAAGTTACACAGAAGTTATGAAGTTGGGTAATAAGAAAACCCATAGCTTGAAATTCAGCAATATTTTGTGTAATACTTTCTGAACTCATTAATTTTAGATAGTCATAAATAATCAAACAATCTTTAGTTCTACCATTTTCATCAAACCCGACTTCTTTCATTATCCATCTACGCATAATGGATACAATTTCTTCAAATGGTTTACCACTAATGTTTTTATAATGATATGGCATACCTTTGATTTTATTTGAAGCTTTTAATATTCTATCTTTTTCGTTAGGATTTTTAGCAAATTGGCCGCGTTCTATTTTCTTGGTATCAATTTTTGCAAAGTGAGCTAAAATTCTATTTTGATGGTCCTCACTATTCATTTCTGTATCTAACATGAGTACAGGAATTCTACTATGATGAGCTACATGAATAGCTATATTGTCAGCAATTTGTGACTTACCAACTTTTGCTCGCGCTCCAATTAAGCTAACGCTTTTACGGCGTAGACCACCACCAATATATTCGTCAAATCTGTTAAATCCAGTTGATATACCTATAGTTCTATCTTGGTTATTTTCAAGATATTCAATATAACTGTCTATATTATCACCAATTAAAACTGGAGCTTCTTCGTTACCAGCTTCCATTTTAAAGGTGTAATCCAATATTCTTTTTTGAGCCAATCCAAGAATTTGGTCGACTGATTCAGCACCAGTAACCATAGATAATTCTTTACCGGCTATATTTAATTCTCGCTGTAACTCTCGTGCTATACAGGTTTTAGCTACTCTTTTAGCTTCTATTCTAACGTTAGATAGATTGGGATTGGCGTCGAACAAATTTCTAAGATATTGATTGTTACCATCGTTATCAAACCAATCTTTATAACCAAGTTCTTTAGCTGTGTTAACGACACTTCTATAATCTAACTTTGGATATTTATTAATCGCATCTAAAACAATTTCATATATTACTTTATTTTTAGAATCACTGAAAGAGTCTTTAGATAAAATATCAGAAACTTCAAGTACGGCGTCATTACCAAATTTGCATAAGGTTTCTAATACAGACTGCTCAGCCAAGAGGTTTTGTGATACAATCATTACATCTATACTTTTCTACTGCTAGTGCTGGTGGAACTTCAAACGTTTTTCCGCAACCTCGACAAAAACATTCGATTGGTTTATACGCTTCTTTTTTCTGTCTTTTGTAACCCTTTTTACGCTTAACTTTTTTGTCAAACGCGGCGGCATTTACAACTTCCGCCTCTCTAGCAAATTCTTTAGGATTGAAGAGATTTTTACCACTTCCTTGTACAGCTCCAGGTGGTATATTTTTAACTATCTTTTCGGTTTTTTTAACCGCCTTTTTAGAAGCTTTTTTCGCGGTTTTCTTAGCGGCAGTTTTTGGCTGACGACTGGGTTTTGTCTGACTATCAAGTAGTTGATTGACAAGCTCTAAATTACCTTGTGCCAACGCTTCCTTGATTTGAGTAGCCATATCTTTGTTCATTTGCGATTCCTCTTAGTTTGTTGTAACGCTAATAAAGCCTGCGATTGAGCGTCAATTCTACCAGTAATATAGGATAGAGAATCGACCCGTGTACTAGCCGTGATATATATTTTATTTAATCTGGCGGCAGCACTATTTTCTTTTTCGATTAGGTATTGACGTATATCTACTTTAATATACTTGTCATATTGGTCCCAACTCTCAGCAATAAAAGCATTAATATTAGCCATAGCCCAATTTTTAATTGCGACCTGACGATTAATTTCTCTTTGAAGATAGATGTTATATTGGGTTAATTTTACCGCGGCCGTACCACATTCATCATCTGTCATCAACTTAAGTTTTTCCGCGGCTATATCCATATACAAATCAATATCAGACGGCTTTTGTGGAGTAATCAGTTGAATACGTTGTTCATAATCATCAAGAGACTTAATAAATTCTTGAAGTTTGGTATCAATGTCTTTCATCTATTATTCGCTCCCAATTTTCACGTTCGTTGTAAGGTAGTGCCACCAAAGTAATTCCGTTGAGTTCGGCCCACCTTACTTTTTCCTTATCCCTCTTTTGAGCCTGTAAGAAATCACCGCGAGTTTTGAAGAAGTGAGCATTATACTTATAGTGTTGTTGACCATGAACCTCAACTATCATTTTTTTAGAATGAATGTAAAAATCTGCAATCAGATTTGAACCTGGAAGATTAACCTCTTCTAAGATTTGGTCAAATGGATATTTTGTATGAAGTAATTCACGAGCTTCTAAATGTAGTGATGAAGGATTTCGATTATTATTGAGGTAGCTCACAAGATTCCAACTATATTCTCTACCGTCTAAACCTTTTACTTTGATGCTCATGTTAATTCATAAATCTGTGTTTTAAGAATAGCCAGAATTGGCGGATTATTAACTAGAAATTCGTGAACATTCTTTTCGCCCTGGAGTTTGAGCGAACGTTCCTTTGTTTTTTTATCCTCGGTCACAAGTTCCGAGGCTTCCGGCAGGTCCAGAGCGAAGTCTAAATTATACCACGAGCCAGCTTTTGTAATAAGTCCAAAATCGAACGCGAGGTCCATAAGCTCGGCGGCTTCGTCAATACCCTTACCAAATCTAAATCGACAAGATACAGCTTTACATGGCGGGCCTAAAGCAGAAGTTTCAATTTCCCATTCTGGCATAATACCAATGATTTTTTCACCATCAAGCCAGTCTTCAGTTTTCTTATTGCGAATTTTAACATCGCAAGCATATTGAATTTTTTGACCACCGTCTTCAATCCATTTTGCACCATAACCACTTGTATTAGCAATCAAGTGAATAATCATAACAACATTGGAATTTTGAACAGGCACTAAGTCTTTATTTTTACGCCAAAAATTACCCATCAATTTAGGACCAGAATTTCGAGCCTGGGCTGTTACATCAGCGATACTTTCGGCACTAGCACACAAAGCTGAAACAGAGTCTATGACAAGGAAAATATCAGATTCATTTTTCAAGAATTCCGTGGCGATATCTAGAAACTCTTCCGCCGTCAATATTTTTCCTTTTTGGGATTGTACTATATGAAACTTTTCTTCAGATGTATCCAATCCAACAATGCCCGATAGATTTAGTTTTTTAAGTCGGTGTTCGACATCGAGCCAGATAACTTTCTTACCTTGTTTTTGAGCGTTTGCGCATGTTTGTAACAAAATTGAAGTTTTGCCGCGTTTTGGACTTCCGCTAACTAATACCCATGTGCCCTCTGGTATACCACCAGACAAACCTATATCTAATTTTGGCGACACTGAAATATTCTTCTTAGTTTGTTCTAAAATAGCGTCAGCCGAAATAAAAACACCTTTACCGTACTTCTTCTCTAAATCTTTATAAAAGTCACTCATCTAATTTAGACCTACCTGTTTTATTGCCGAATGGCTTGGAAATTTTTAGTTCAGTATTATCAAAATCTGGAATTTCTTGTTTAATTCCGATTTCAACCTTTTCGCGTTTTTCGTCTATTTTTGTTTGTTCCTCAGTACACAGTTGTATAAATTGCTTAACCCTAAAAGAAAGAATCCACTTACCTTCTTTACGTTTTAATGCGTTTTCGATGGCTTGTGGTTCATATATTTTTAGTAAGCTTTTTACAGCAATGATGTGTTGAGAATATTTACGTTTCCAGAAATCATCAGTCCAGTATTTAGAATAAAGATGGCGGCCAAGTTTAGCCGCCTCTCGTTCGCACATTAAGTCTGTTAGATATTGGGCCGGTCCTGTTGATACGCCTCCATTATACTTGGATTTATAATCAAGCATTGTTTAGCATCCTTCCAATTTCGGAATTCTTCGACATGAATATTAAGTGCTGGTTTTTGAAATCTTTTAACTTTTAACACACCGTCTTTAAGATATCCAGCGGTATAATACTCGACAGTGTCAGGAGACCCGAAACTACCTAATACGGCGTGGGCGAAATAATAACCATCGGCATTATAAGCTATATGTTGAACATTACTTCGGAATCTTACACGATAGCCAACAATATCAACTTTGGATTCTTGAATATATTTCGCTAATCTTAGCCATGTTGACGATTCTTCTAGACCTGGTCTATCGTCATCTGAATAAATTGTAAAACCATTAGATAAATCGATTTCAAAACAAGGTTTTCTATCGTATTCATCCAATAGGTAGTTATCAATCTGACTTGACAGATGGTGCGACGCAATTAACTGGTCTTGTGGGGTCGATAATATGGATTCCATCTTTAGCCTTTATTCTTACTGATGTAGTCTTTCTATGTTCATCACTTAATTGTGAAGCCGCCTCTGTAGAGATAGTAGCACCTCTTCTATGTCCATATGGCGCTTTGCCTTTTGGTGGTACAACAACCTCTTCTTGTACTTTTTCTGGTTGTAGAGCTGTCACATTTTTGTTCAGTTTGACTGGCTTTAAATCATCTTTACTTTTTGCTGATTTTACGGGCTTTTTAGCCATTGCGTTTTCCTAACTTGAAATATTGTAAATTTGTATCTTCTTTATATTCAACATCTAAGATATTAAATTCATCTGGAATAGATACTCCGCTTCTACCTTCACACTTAATAACAAATGTTTTATTGTCACAAATAGGACATAAAAATTTATATTTCATGACATTCTTATTGACACCAATAACAGCTATTTCTGCAATTTTGGTCTTACAACTGTCACATACGACTGATTTTTCAGTTAGTGGAATTTCTATATCTTGTTCCATTACATCTTTCCAGTCATAATATAATCTAGTTTTTTCTTATCATCCATTTTGCCTATTTTTTTAATTTTATCACTACGTTCTTTACGTTTCAGACCTGGTTTATCAGCTTCTTCAATTTCAGAACGTCTGTAATGACCTAGCTTTTTGTAATTCTGTTCACCTATCGAACCAAGAGTTTTAGGTTCGTTCATATTAAACTCAAAATTACCTAATACTAGATGCTCCATAGGTTGATGACAATCAAAACATTTAAAATCGAGTGCATCTTCCGTTCTTTTTGCGACATATAACCATTCTCGTTTACAATCATCGCAACACAAACCTCTTACAGTTTGCCAGTAATACATTTCTGATTCAAGTTTTTCTACTTCGTCGGCAAGTTCGCCGATAACCAGATGTAATTGAACCGTCGTATCAGAATTCATGTAAATAATTCCCGTCAGATTTAGCAAAGTCTGTATAAGGTACATACTCATATACTTCAAGACCAAGCTCTTTTGCCTTTTTAATCATATCTTCTGTACCGCCAGTTTTCATTTTAATGGCAATACATGCTGGTTTCAAGCCGTCGCTTTTACAGGATTCAATAACATACTCGGCCATCTTTTGATTACGTTGAAAGCCAGCATTCTTATTATACTTCCCACCCCAACTATTGGTTGCTATTTCAGCGTTAGGAGCTTTAATATTTTTCCAATCAGCCGGGAACTCTACGCATTTAATTCGCTTGTCACTAGCATAATCGCCAGCTAAAGTATCAGCACCCGTAGCGGCACCATGAACAATTTCGGAAACAGTAAAGGTTGAGCTTTCGATAGCTTTACAAATTTCCCCGTAATCCTTGAAATCTCGCGGACCACAGACAATCACCCTATACATATTTTTCCTTTATGCTAACGCAGTTAAGATTCTACCGATAATAGCGCTACGTTGTATATCAGCGCTAGTTAATTCGGCAACTCCAACGCCTTCAACTTTAGATAGCTTGTTAATAAACTCAGACAAAGCTCCAGATTCGTCTTTTTTTAGGTCACACTGTTCAGTATCAC